TACCTATCACACCAGTTAATATTTCTAATTGCTTAGATATCTGCCAAAGCAAATTGCTCTTTTGACTCCATCCTATTTGTTTTGCTGGTATTGCCATGATTATCCTATGTTAAATATATTAAAATTAACAGATGGTGATAAAGGTCTAGTTGGATTACTTCCAGCAGCAGTTGCTAAAAGCTTCATGCCAGTAGCAGCTGACCACCAATAAAACTTAATATATTGTCCAGCAGTCATTGCTATTGTATCCGATAAATGAGCTAATGTTTGATCATTTTGTGCTCCAGTGGTAGTAAATGTAAAAGCAGAATTAGGTACAATTACATCATCTATTGTATACCAAACAGTTACATTATAACTTGATGCTCCTCCAGTGAATGTAAGTTGAAGAGCAAGATCTAAATAATAAGTTCCTGAATTAAGAATAGTCACTTTATTGCTAGCTAATGTAAATCCATTAGCAGCTTGTGTTGACGATATTAATACTTGATTAGCTGTAGTTGCTCCACCATTATTTTGAGTGGTAACATCAAAAAAAGTTCCAGAATAAAGAGATAATGGAGCTGGTATATTATATGCAACACCAGTTAGTGATTCTAATTGTTTAGAAATTTGCCACAAAAGGTTTTCTTCTGTACCCCAGCCTATTTGTCTAGATGGTATTGCCATAATAAAAAATTAATTCCCAAAGATATGTTCTTTTATAATATCTACAATGGGTGTGAAAAAATCACTATAAGTAAATTAATTAGAATGACTCTAATCAATCTTGTTAGTTTTATTTAAATGCTTGGATAGCAAAATATATGATAGCCAGAAGCACCCTGAAATTAAATAAAAGGTAACGTCTGCTATCCAAAAGGACCCACTTAGATCCATTATCAGTTTGAATAGGAAGTCGTAACCAAATGGTAGGAAGAACATGGCTAACATCAAAGAGCCATCCTTTAATCTTTTTAATTGTTTTACTGTCACCTTCCATATATTTTAATTTGATTAACGACCCTGTGCTCTATATTTAGAGACAGCTTTATCTTTGGGACCACTTCCCTTCTTTGCTTTTCCTTTCTTTCTAGCTCCAAATGTTAATTTTCTGGAATCACTACTAATTGATCTTGCCATTGGTTTTTATTTTTTAAAATATAAATCAGATTCTGCTTGTCTTCTTCTTATAAGTCCTTTAACTCCACATTCTCCATTAGAACATGTCCATTTCATAAACTCATCATGTATAGTGGGATCATTGGGATTAGCATTCACTTTATCTCTTAAATGAGATTGTTTTAATGAACCTTCACCTAGGTTATATGTAAAACTTACTAATGCGTTGAATTGATTTATTGTAAGATCGTCTCTAATTAAAAGATCTACAGCAACTAGTTTCTTACTTATCTCGTATTTAAGGAAGTCAAATGCTTGAGCTTCTGTAATATCTGGATCACCTATCTTCACTCTCTTTCCTCCCATATAAGATGGAGGATATATGATTGTGCCATATCCAATAGTGTCTATTCCAGGTTTATCTTTAGGACCATGATAGGCTTTTAAAGAGAGTCCTTCAAAGCTTTTAACAAGATTAATGCAATTGTCGTCTATTTTTATCATAACTTAATTTTCCAATATGAACTAATACCATAAGATAGTTGATTGTTACTCACTCCTACAGAAGCTCCAAATATTCTATCCTGTTTATCTTTATATAATATTCCTGCACTTGCAGAATTTATTAGAGAAAGTCTATTTCCCATTAGTCCTGCTCCTAAATATAACTGTCTAACAGGAGGAAGGGTGATTGTTTTGTTTATTGTAATTGTCTTCTCTGGAATAACTATGTTGGTGATAAAAGATCTTCCTAAGAATTTATTCTGTTGTATAGTGTCAGTTAATGTAACATATCCAAATGTATCAATTTTTATACTATCCAGATATATGTTCTTCATGGAATACAGCTCAACTAATGTATCAAATCTGTCTGAAATATCAGAATCTATTTCAGAAAGGATATATTCTGTTTCAGTTTGAAGGGTTGAGTCTCTTTCTGCTTTTATATATATGGGTTTTGAATGTCCATATTTTATAACACTTTCATATTTTATCTGAGTGACAGTATCTATTTTTGTAATTATTTGAGGGGCTTTAGCATTTGCACAGCCTCTCTGTAATAATATAATTACAACTAATATTACAACTAATATTACAATTACTATATGTAATGGATTAAACTGTTTTAGCGGATTCATCTTCTGAAAAGAAATTTGAAAGTATTTTAGCTAAGAATCCTGTTGCAAAAATAATTGTTCCTACAATAGGATGTCCATTTAAAGATGTAAGTCCTCCAGAGAATACACATGCTCCAGATATAGCATCTGCTATTTTTCTTACTTTCTTAGGGGTTGGTTTCCAATATTCGTTTTTTCCAAATTTTAGCTTTGTCATATTAATTAGGTTTAATGTTTGAGTATATAGAAGTGATGTATTGAATTATAGCACCTATAGCTACAATTACAACAATTGCCCATGTAATTTTCTTTTTAAACTCCTCATATCTTAGCTGCTTTCTTTCAAGTTCCTGTATTTGTAGTTTAATAATTTCAATGTCATGCATAAATCCTCCAGACTTTGTCAGGGGATTACCTAGAATAGCATCTACAACTTGTGTCAGCTTTGTATCTATGAGATCAATTTTGTCTTCCATTTCAATAAGCCTGTCGTCCATGCTTTTTAATTCTTGTGTGTAATCTTGTTCCATGTATGAATATTTATGAAAATAGCATCCCCCTTCCATATATATGGAAAAAGCATGCTATGTAATTTATTGTAGGATTTTTAGATTAAAGTTCTTCTTCCTCTTCTTCTATAAAGTTAACTCCTGATAACCAGTCTTTTAGAAATATAAATTTCTCAAGTCCTTGTGGGTTAACCACATTGATCTTTGTAAATTCAAACTCTTGATTATCAAGGTCTTGTAATTGCTTGGTCAAAGCTTTAAGTCCGTCTTTTGTAAACTTATATCCACCCTTTTCATCTAATAAAAGAATGTCTTTTTCATCCACTGAAGCATTATCAATCTTTAAATCGTTAGCTTTTTCTTGATATTCTTCAACAATAGGCTTCACCTTTTCAAAAATCTTTACAAGCTTCTTCTGAACCTTGGTTTCTTCATTAGTAATAACTGCTTGTAAGTTACTAGCTAAGACGTTTAAATCTCTATATTTCATAAATTGGTTATTTTAGAGGCAAACATATGGTAATTATTTCAGACTACCAAATTTTTGATGAACAATTTATATTATTCAGCAGAAATAGTAGGTTCTACAATAACTGGTGTTGGTGGAACAGGAGAAGGAGGAACAGGAGGAATATATTCTCCTGTAATAGTAAGGTTTAACTCTTGTGCTGCCCATTCCCAAGCATACTCATCATTGTTACCCCATCCTAGATAATCCTCTCCGCTCATTGTAAGGTTACCTTGACTTACTTGTGCAAGACTATCATCTAGTAATGAGTAGTAGAATGATGCTGATGAGCCTAAGATACCACCTATTACATACATATTAAATATTATTGCCTCTACTGATTTTCCATTTGTCCAAGTTTGGATTGGTGAAATTGTTTTCATATTATTTTTTTATTTGTGATTGTAATTCTTTTATTTGTTCTTGTAATTCTTGTAATGCTTTAATATAAATACCATTTAATTGATCATAATTAATTCCCATTTTACCTGTAGATGGTGTAGTAAATACTGCTTCAGGAATAACCTCAGCCATATCTTGTGCAATGTTTCCTATTTGTTTTCCTTCTCCATAATCTTTATATTCCTCTATATACTCAAATGAAATAGGTTTTAGTTTCATTATATCAGCTATACCATAATCTAATGGTTGAATGTTTTCTTTAACAGTACTATCAGATACAGGAGCAGATAGAACACCTGTTGAACTTGCTAAAACTGTTCTTGATCCTGTTCCTACTAAAGGTGAAAAAGTTACGGTAGATGCACCTGTAACTGTTAAATTGCTAGAGAATGAACCTGTTGTTGCTGTAAAACCTGCTGATGATAATGTTGAGCTAAATGAAGCACTTGTTCCTGTTAATGAACTACTAAATCTTACTGTACCACTAACATCTAGTTTATAGCCTGAATCTGTAGTAGTTCCTATTAATACATTGCCACTATTAAAATATGATGCATAATAAGCAGATAAATAAATTTTTGCAGTTGCACTACTTCCATAAAGGGTTAAATCTCCTTCATTACCTGTCATACTTAATTTACCTCTAATAGAACTAGCATTATAAACATATACTGCTGTAGAACTTCCTGAGTTTGCTACAATATCTCCATTTGCTGTTACACTTGAACTAAACCTTCCTGTACCATTGACATCAAGTTTATAACCTGAATCTGTAGTAGTCCCTATTGCTATATTTCCACCTGAAAAAATACGCATTCTTTCTGTACCATTAGTATAGAATAACATAGGATTTGCTCCTGCTGCTAATAAATTCAATTGAGCTGCTGAATAAAGTTCTGCTGAAGTTGAATCGCCATAAAAATAACCTCTTAAAATTCCACCACTTCCTAAATTAATAATTGACTGATTAGTTCCATTTACAGTCAATACAGTTCTATTTGCAGTAGTTTGCAAAGGAGTTGTTATACCAATTCCTATATCCCCCCCACTTGTTATATATAATCTACCCCCTGTACCTCCTGTATAAAAATTAAAATAATCTCCTCCTTCAATTATTGCAGTATATGTAGCACCTACCCAAGCAATAGCAGGAATATTACTTGCTTTTCTAATTGTTATAACATTACCTGTTCCTGTTACATCAAGACTTCCTCCTGTTGTTACACTACTAGAGAATGTAGCTGCTCCTGCTTGTGTAATAGTTAAAACATTTTTGGGAGTACCTCCATTATATGTATCTAAAGCAAAATTATTACCTGTTGTTGTTGTTCTTAATCCCCAATAACCACTATAACCTGTATAGTTATACGTAGCATTAGATGTTCCTACAGTTGGTGTATCTGTAGTTATATTAGATATAAAATTTGCATTTGATTGAACAAAATTTGTAAACGTAGCTGATCCTGTAGAAGCTATAGTAAGTCTTTCAGTAGGAGAGCCATCAGTAAAAAAAGTTATCCCAAAACCTGTTTCTGCTGCCAATGAAAGGTTATTTTCAGTACTACCTTTCCAAGTACCTGATCTAATTAAATAACCTAATGTTGCACTTGTATTAGTTACAACTTTATATGTTCCACTTGTACCATTAACAAACCCATTTCCACTTACTAACCCACTAAATGTAGCACTTGTCCCCCCCAAAGCTGCTGAGAAAGTGGCTACTCCTGTTGATGAAAAATTAAATATATCTCCTGCTGTAGCATTACCTATATATAAACTACCATTACTATAAGAATTTAAATACCAACTTCTACCTGTTGTTGCGGTAGTGTTATTAAGAAACAATCTTAAATTTGCAGTTGTATATGCTATTGATAAATCTCCTGTAAGTGTACCACCTGTTAATGGTAGATAGCCACTTAATGCAGAACCATAATTAGGCACGTTTAAAGTATTAGCACTAAATGTCGCAGCACCACTAGTTCCTGTTGTGGTTAATGTTATTGTGGATTGCTTATTATTGAATGTTGTCCAATCTGTAGATGACAAATAACCATTTACAGATGTAGTAGCCACAGGAATAGAAATAGTATTTGTAGTTCTTACTAAAGGAGCAGAAAATGTTAAAGCAGATTCTTTTCCATTAAATGTACTCCAATCAGTTGAAGATAATGCCCCCCTATTTGCTGCTGATGCAGTTGGTACGTTTAAAGTGATTACAGGAGTTGTTGTTCCTGTAGCTACACTTGAGTTCAAATCGGTTCCTGTTGTACCTAAAGTTAATGCAGCCACTGATGTTACAGTACCCACACCTACACCACCAACTAAAGCTATTGTACCTGTTGCTCCAGGGAGTGTATATGTATATGTTCCATTAGTGATTGTAGAACCTAATGTTAATTGTCCTGTTACTTTAGCTGCCCCTGTAACTTGTAGTTTATTAACACCATCATCTGTAGCACTTCCTAAAAGTAAACTACCCTGTAAATATGAAGCATCTGACAGTCCACTGTATATACCCCATGCACCTGTAGGTAATGTATAATTGCCTAATAATAAATGCACTCTATTAGAAGATGTTAACCCTGTTGCAACAAATGCAGCTTGGTTAGTTCCTTGCATAGTCTTCACTAATACACCTCTGTTATTGGTAACAGTACCTATCATTGCTCCACCTTCTATATAAACTTGGTCAAGATTGGTGGTTG